GGTTAAAGATGCATCAAATAATTCCACGGAAGTGGTTGGGATTACACGTATATTTCCAATTCAAGATTCACAATCCTCAATCAACATGTTTGATTTGAGATACCAATTACGTCTTAACGAACTTTACGATTTCACATCCGCATCCTATATCAACTTCACTTTGACACAACAACATTTGCGTTCACTTGAATTGATGTTTACTGGTGAAGTTCCAATTCGTTACCAAAGACACATGCAAAGATTGTTTATTGATTGGGCTTGGGGTGCATCAGAAGCACCAGTTGGTACAACAGTTATCGCAGAATGTTATACCACAATTAATCCTGATTATTACGGAAACATATACAATGATCGTTGGTTAAAAGAATATGCTACCGAGTTAATCAAAAAACAATGGGGTTCCAACCTTAAAAAGTTTGGTGGTATGCAATTGCCAGGTGGTGTTATACTAAACGGTGACCAAATTTACAAAGATGCTGAAGTGGAAATCCGTAGACTTGAAGAAGATATGGAAAAGAATTATGGTGGCATGTTAGAGTGGTACATGAATTAATATGGCAACCTCCCAGTATTTTAATAATTACAACGCTCATAACGAGCAAAGAGTTGTAGAAGATTTAATCGTAGAATCCATTAAAATTATGGGTTTTGATGGCATGTATTTGCCTAACGATAATGACCAGGCACGTGATTTGTTGTATGGTGAAGATCCAGTTAAGAAGTTTCAGACAGCTTTCCCTGTCGAATTCTACCTATCTTCTTCATTGGAATACATGGGTGAAAAAGAATTCTTCTCTAAGTTTGGATTGGAAATCAAAAACAATGTCAACGTTATTCTATCCAAACGTTCGTTCTCTCAACGAGTACCACAAAATACATTCACACGACCACGTGAAGGTGATTTGATTTATGTACCTTTCTTAAACGGTACCGGTGAACTATTTGAGATCAAGTTTGTAAATCAAACCAAAGACTTCTTTACATTAGGTCGTAAAGTACCATACTTCTATGAATTGGAAATGGAGAAATTCAAGTACTCACATGAAATTATTGATACTGGTGTACCAGATATTGATATCATTGTAGATAATTCTTCATACACAATTGATTATCAAATGGATACTGGTACAGGAAGTTATGAGTATAAAGAATTGGTATACCAGGCACCAGATAATTTACATGCAAATGCAACGGCCACAGGTATAGTATCCAATTGGGATGCCACAACTAAGGTACTTTCATTGACCAATATTGCAGGTGAATTCCAAGATACATATCCGTTTATTGGTGCAACAAGCAATGCAAGTTTCACACTAACATCATATGATCCATTGGATGTAAACTTACACAATGAGAAGTATGACAATCTGTATATTCAACAACAGGCTAATACTATTATAGATTTTAGCGAAATAAATCCTTTTGGTAGTATCTAATGGCAAACGTATTCTATAACCGTATCATCAGAAAATTGGTAGTTGGTTTTGGTAATCTATTCAATGAGATTACCATGGTCAGATACAATCCAGACCAAACTGAGGCAGAACGTTTCATTGTTCCTATTGCATATGCAACCAAAGAACATTATGTTCAACGATTGGAAGCAGACTACAACTTAGATAAAAAAGTACAAATGACATTACCAAGATTGTCATTCGAAATGACTGGTCTGAGATATGATGCCAACAGAAAGCAGAATACAAATGTACGTAACTACCACCAAGGCACCAATGGTGTGGTTGGTCAATTCAATCCAGTACCATATGATATTGATTTCAGTTTGTATCTGTATGTACGCAATATTGAAGATGGTACACAAGTTGTGGAACATATACTTCCGTATTTTACACCAGATTACACGATGAAATTGAATATGATTCCTGAAATGGGAATCACTAAAGAAGTTCCTGTTATTTTGGAAGATGTGAACCAAGAAATTACATATGAAGGCGACAGAAGTTCTGATCCACGTTTGATTATCTGGACATTCAACTTCACAGTTAAAGCCAACTTCTATGGTCCAGTGTCACAGATAGGTGTAGTTAAACGTTCAATCACTTCCATTCTAAATGAAATTACAGCCGATGACGTTGTTGAATTTGAAATGGATGACACATCTGGTACAGGTGAGTACCAAATCGGTGAATTTGTTTATCAAGGTTACACATTACAGAATTCTACCGCATCAGCAAAAGTGGTTGAATGGTCAAACAATAAATTAAAATTAAAAGAAGTTGCTGGTAATTTCGTGTCTACATATCCAATATACGGATACAAAACAAACACAAATTATAAATTTACCACACACAATATAACTCCAAGTAAGTTGGCACAAATTGATGTTACACCAAATCCATTGACAGCAAATGTAAATGAAACTTGGACAGCCAATACAGTGATTGTTGATTATGACACTGGAACTTCAGCAAACACAGAGAATACAAATCCAGTACCAAATATATTTTAATGTATGAACACCTTTGATAAAAATATGGAAAAGATTTTTGATGTGACTTCGGTTGAACCAAAACAAAAACCATTGGTGCCAGCGGAAACAAAGTCACCAGTGGATAACCTTGATCTGAAACAAGACCTGGTAGATTCCTACGAACAAACCAAATCAAACCTTCAAGACCTAATCGACAGCGGCAAGGATGCCATGGAAGAATTGCGTCAAATTGCCAGTGCAGGTCAACACCCAAGAGCATTTGAAGTGTATGCCACGTTGTTAAAGAACATGGTGGATGCCAACAAAGAACTATTGAACGTACAGAAACAGATGCGTGATATGGATGGCAAAAAGAAGAATGATGGAGAAACACGAATTGACAAGGCCGTTATCTTTAACGGTTCTACTGCTGAATTGAATAAGATTCTTAAAGGTAAATAATGGCGACAGGCAGACCACGAGGCAGACCTAAGAAAGGTTCTGCACCTCCACCACCAAAGGTTTCAAAACCTAGAGGTAGACCTAAGAAAAACACCGCACCTGCACCAATAGAATATATTGAAGTGGAAGACTTTGATATTGATTCTTCTGATACATACCGTGATAATCCTTTATTGAAAAAGGCTGGTGTTAAATTAGAATACACACAAGAACAGGTGGAGGAATATGCACGATGCGCTGCTGATCCTGTTTACTTCGCAGAAAACTACATTAAGATCGTTAACGTTGATGAAGGTCTGATGAAGTTTAAGATGTGGGGTTTCCAAAAGGAAATGATTAAAGTTTACCACGAAAATCGTTTCTCTATCACGAAATGTCCTCGTCAGGTTGGTAAGACAACCACTTCAGTTGCATATCTACTTTGGTTAACTCTATTCACAGACACACAAAACGTAGCCGTTCTGGCCAACAAAGGTTCACTTGCTCGTGATATTCTTTCTAAGTACCAATTGGCATATGAAAACTTGCCTATGTTCTTGCAACAAGGTATTGTGGTATGGAACAAAGGTAACGTAGAACTAGAAAACGGCTCTAAGATTATTGCTGCGTCCACATCCAGTTCTGCCATTCGTGGTGGATCATTTAACTGTGTATTCTTGGATGAATTTGCGTTCGTTCCAAATAACATTGCTGAAGAATTCTTTAACTCAGTTTACCCTGTAATTTCATCAGGTAAAACGTCCAAGATTATTATCGTGTCCACACCGAACGGTATGAACCTTTTCTACAAGTTGTGGATGGATGCGATTAACAAGAAAAACAACTATAAGACCTTTGAAATTCACTGGTCTATGGTACCAGGTCGTGATGAGGCTTGGAAAGAAGAAACAATCCGCAACACAAGTGAACGTCAGTTCAGACAAGAATTTGAAACTGAGTTCTTGGGTTCGTCCAATACGTTGGTTTCTGGTTACAAACTACAACAGATTGCCTACCGTGATCCAATGGCAACACATGATCTGTTGAAAATATATGAGATGCCCAAGAAAACAGAAGAAGGTGCCACATCGGATCACCTATATTGTATCTGTGTTGACGTTTCAGAAGGCAAGAATCTTGACAGTTCGGCATTCCAAGTTATTGACATATCTACCACACCGTATAGGCAGGTGGCCAGTTATGCCAGTTCGTCCATTTCACCCATATTATTCCCAACTGTAATTTATAACACAGCCAGAATGTACAATGATGCGTATGTTTTGGTTGAAATTAACAACAATCCACAGGTCGCTGATTCACTACATGTAGATTTTGAGTATGAAAACCTATGGAAAATCTTTACAGGCAATAAGAAACCACAACAATTGAGTGCAGGTTTTGCACGTGGTATTCAAATGGGTCTGAAAATGTCGCCTCAAGTTAAAGCAATTGGTTGTTCCAACCTGAAAACCTTAATTGAAGGTGACAAGTTGGAGATTGTGGACTTTGATACATACTCAGAATTGACTACCTTTGAACAACAAAAAAACTCGTTCAAGGCAGCAGACGGTGCAAATGATGACTTGGTGATGTGTTTAGTCAGTTTTGGATGGGTAACAACACAACAATACTTCAAAGAAATTGTCAACCACGACATTCGTAAACAGATCCAGTTGGAAAATATGAACCAAATGGATGAAAATATGTTACCAGAACTTATCATTGAAGACGGACAGGAAGTACCATTCGAAATTTTAGACGGAGATTTATGGGAAGTTGCTGACGGTGGTGGTACCTACGAAACATTTGTTAGAAACAGATTGAATAACTTGTAAATCCAGCCTTTCATAAATATCTCATATGGTATTGTAACTTACCAGAAGAACATATAATAAATCAAGGAGAAAACAAATGGCGTTTCAACTATCTCCAGGCGTTAACGTATCAGAAGTAGACTTAACCAATGCAGTACCTTCTGTTTCTACTACCGCTGGTGCTTTCGCTGGACAATTTACTTGGGGTCCAGCAGATAAATTAAAACAAGTTTCCAACGAAATTTCATTGGTTAACACATTCGGCAAACCAAACTCAAACTCAGCAGTATCTTTCTTTAGTGCAGCAAACTTCTTATCTTATGGCAACAATCTTTATGTTGTTCGTGCGGTAGGTGATACATCTAAGAACGCTACTGGTGGTACAGCATTATTAATTAAGAACGAAGATGTTTTTGAAGCTTCTTATTTAAATTCCGATAACGGTGGTCTATACGGCGGTTTCGCTGCACGTTATCCTGGTTCTTTAGGTAATTCTTTAAAAGTTAGTGTGTGCGACAATTCTACAGATTTTGCAGGTTGGGCATATAAAGGTTATTTCCCAGGTGCACCAGGAACATCAACACAAGCAACTGCAGCAGGTGGTTCAGCAGACGAATTGCACATTGCGGTTATTGATGAAGATGGTTTATTCACTGGTACCGCTGGTACAGTTGTTGAAAAATTTGCGTACCTTTCTAAAGGTTCAAATGCAACAATAAATGGTGTTTCTAACTATTACAAAAATGTTATTTTCAATAGTTCAAATTACATTTACTGTATTGATGCACCAGAATATAACACAACCAATTCAACTTGGGGTCAAACAATCAATACAACATTTGCCACATTGACTTCAGTTAACAATACATCATTAACTGGTGGCCTTAACGTTGCACCTTCAACAAGCAACTTGGAATCTGGTTACGATCAATTCATTAACAAAGATGTTGTGGATATTTCATTGATTATTACTGGTGATGCAAGTTACACAGTACAAAATTATGTAATCAACAGCGTTGCAGCTGCACGTGGTGATTGCGTAGCATTCATTTCTCCTCCACAATCTTCTGTTGTTAACCAATCCGGCAGTGAAGCAACAAACATTGCAAACTGGTTGACTTCTTTGAACACAACTTCAACATATGCATTTGCTGATTCTGGTTGGAAATACCAATATGACAAGTACAACAGTCAATATCGTTGGATTCCTTTGAACGGTGATATCGCTGGTCTATGTGTTAATACAGATAACGTTCGTGATCCATGGTTCTCACCAGCTGGTTACTCACGTGGTCAAGTTAAAAATGCAATCAAGTTGTCATGGAATCCAAACAAAGCACAACGTGATACAATCTATAACTTAGGTGTTAACCCAGTTGTTTCTTTCCCTGGTCAAGGTGTGGTGTTGTTCGGTGACAAGACATTGACAACTAAACCATCCG